AGTACAGTCCGCCGTTATTTACGAACCCTTCTTGTACAGCCTGATAGCACCAGTCGGGAAATTTGAGTGCTACGTTTATAACGGAGAAACCGGAGCCAGTGACGCACTGGTTGCAGAAGCGCAAAAGACGATCGATGGGTACCGCACGACAGACAACGTCCTTGTTCCCGGGTGGAAAGCAGCGGGAGTGATCTGCGTAGTCAAGAAAGCGGTCACCACCCCAGTGGCAACCACGGCTACCATCACTCTGCTCTCAGGCGGAGATGTGGTGGGCACCAAAACAGCAGCAGAAGCTGTGATCGATGGTTACATCGCCTCTCTGGAGATCGGGGAAAAACTGATTTTCAATGTGCTGGTTGAAAGAATTATGGGACTGCCAGGAGTTTATAACGTGGCGATCAGCGCACCAAACAGCGATCGTACACCGGCATTCAATGAGGTTTACACCAAGGGAACAAAAACCATCGCGGTGACCTCACTGTGATCAACCGGATATTAAATAGGCTCCATAGAGTCTTCAATAAAGATCCCAAGCAATACGCGGTAATTACGCTTTCAGGGGATGCGGTACTGACCGTCGACAGCGAATCGGTAATCGTAACATCTGGATCCAGCGTAACCAGAATTTTAAAGGCCGACAAGACCGTCCTGCAGCTGGCCACCGAGATCACCACCACTACCCCTATCACCGCCACTCCTACCAGTTCCGAATACTCGCCGTTATTGGCAAAGGGTATCCTGTCAAGCACGCAACAAGAAATTGCTGCGGACAACAAGCTGTACATGCCCAGCTCGGTATTCTTTGCCGAGATGCTCACATACGCATGGGCACTGGAACAGCAGTCCTCCAGAATCGACAATGCAGAGAAACAACTCTATCTGCACGCAACAGACGAGGACTGGCTGGACGTATGGGGGGAAGGATATTTCGGGATCGGTCGCGGTGGAGTGACCGATGAAGAATACCGCGATCTTGTCATTTCGTCTATCAGTGCCGGATCGTGCAACAATACGGCGATGGCCAACGCTATTCGTGCGCTGTCCGGAGTATCAGATGCGGAAATAATTGATGCCACGGCAGACGTCACCAAAACGTACAACGGAGCAATACAATACAATGCCGCAGCCACATACAGCGGCTTAGAGCAGCCAGCTCAGTTCAAGTGCAACATCACGCTGGCAGAAACCACAACCCCGTTATCAATTATCCTGCAGCACGCCCGGAGTGTCATCAACAAACGACGGGCAGCTGGTACAAAATTCAAATCATTCCTCATGCAGCAAGAGCTCTCGGACAAAGCAAATATTAGCGATACGCAAGCCACCGCTGCTCATTCGATTACATCCGACATACTCCCCTGGGGAGCCAGATACGACGGATCACTGCACTACGACAATGCTGATTTGCGCTTGTTCGACGGGATGCTGACGTACAACGGAACAGCGGTATTCAACGGGCATGGAGCCACCAGAACCCTGCACAACAACGTCTGGGAAAGCGGCACTCAAGCCGCCCACATAACCGCGAGCGACCGGCAGACAGCGCAGCTCTGCTACGACGGTTTGGCAGATTTTGACGGATTCGAAGACTTTGGAGCCGTAGGCACGCCAATAAAAGACGGCAGAGCGGAGATTACTGTTCAAAAACATTATCTGTACGACGGTAAGCACACTCACGGCAGCGGCAAGGTTTATTCAGGAGCACTCCAATACAACGGTGCGACTGGTTACGCAATAGATATGCTTTACCAGGGAATCCACACCATTCAGGAGATACGGATATGAAAGAGAAGGATTTTGTGGCGATAAGAGGCGATTTCCGCCTTGTAGTCAAAAAAAATGGCGTGGTGATCGAAGAGTACGAAGACCACAACATGATCATGAACTTGGCAAAGGACGCCATGGCTCATCTGATCGGAGGCGCTGGCAGCGGAAAAACTGTCACAAAAATAGGCGTCGGCACCAACGGCAACGGGCCAGCTCCGACAGACACGGGACTTACCGGCAGTTACAGCAAAAACGTAACCAGTGTGAGCTACCCCGCCACCGGCCAAGCGCAGTTTAACTGGAGCCTGGGAACCACCGAGGCCAATGGCTTGAGCATCAAGGAATTCGGACTTATCTGCGGAGATGCAACTCTCTTCGCACGCAAGACCCGAGGCGCAATAGAAAAACAGGATGATATCTCACTCGACGGCAGTTGGACGATTATTTTTTAGGAAGGAGTAAACAATGGCAAACGTAACAGAAGTCGTACAATACGAGGCTGGAATCTACCAGATCGAAACCACCGATCCGGTTGTTGGCGGAGCAGGCGGCATTGCAAACGTCCAGGCTAAGCAGCTGGCTAACCGAACGGCGTTCCTGAAGCAGTTCGCAGACGAATTGGTCGCAGCAAGAGGCGGGTCCGCCAACCTTGGGGCACGATTCACGGATTCAGGAGTATCCACATACGATGGGGCAGCCACAATTCTCTGCCGAGGCGTAATCAGTGGTTGCGACGTAAGCGTCACCGCAACGCCGTCAACCAACCAGCGCCAGGTGAATCTTTCAGCCGGTCGCATTTACCAGGCCGGAGTCATTGTCCCAATCAATGCTCAGACCAATACCGCATCCATTCCCACAAATACAGGCGGAAGCGCCGGTACCGTGGAGCTGTACCTTGACAGTACTGGAGACCTGGTAAACACCAACCTCAACGAAGCCTCGCCAGTCGGCACTACAGTGCTGCGCAGAGTAACCGTTCCGGCAGGAAATACTGCCAATGACTTAACGGGATGTACCGGCCTGACCACTGTGATTGCAGCAGTGGAGCCAAACTTTCCGAATTATTTTGCAGCTGCCCCGAGCGTAACAGTAACGCTCCCAACACCCATGTCCGATACCCAGTATACCGTTGCGCTGGAAGTGGACAGTTTTGTAGGCAACCCATCGCAAATGAACAACCTAACCATCGTCAACAAGACCACCACGCAATTCACCATTGCTTCAAACGGTACAGCCGACTCGATCGCCGTCCGCTGGCTGGCCAGATAAAAAATAGAAAGGAGAAATGATTTCATGCCAACCATCATCATCAAAGACACACTAAGACAGTCGATTGAAGCAGCCACGGGCGGCCAATGCACGGTGCTTTATGACAGCCAGGGTTTTGCCAACTACATGCGAATAATTCCCAAGTTCCGCTGCGAGGACGTTGCAAATGCCTTAAACCCAACCAACCTTGGCACCGGAGTCCACCCAGCCTTCATTGTCAACGGAGTTGAGAAAAGCGAAATATTCCTTGGGCAGTTTAACGCCGTCAACATGAACGGCCTTGGCGTATCACAGCCCGGAATGGCGCCATACGTAAACATCAACTTTGATAATGCAAAACTGGCTTGTACCAATAAAGGCGCCGGCTGGCACATGATGAGCAACTGGGAGTGGGCAGCCATCGCTCTCTGGTGCATCAAAAACGGTCTGCCACTGGTGCGCGGCAACACATATTACGGACAGTCTCACGCAAGCCCGTTTGAAACAGGCCGGCGTTCTGATGGGCTCGCCCCAGGGACAGCCTCCGGCAATGCTCATATCCTCAATGGATCCGGTCCAGCATCGTGGCGACACTCCGGTGACTTCACCGGCATTTCCGATCTCGTCGGCAACGTATGGGAATGGCAAGACGGTATGAAACTTGTCGACGGCGTAATCAAGATGCCAACCGACAACAACTACGCACTGGCAGAAGCCAGCTGGCCGGATTCATTGGCTCGTATCGCATCTGCGGTAGCAGGCACAGCTAATGCCGCCACTGGTGCATTGGTATTGACCGAAACAGCGGTAGCCGACGTAAACCGTGGGCCTTCACTGAATCAGGCAGCATGGAGCTCTACCGTGACAACCGGGCTTGTCACTGCATCAGTCCAGCTCGCGATGAAACGGGCTCTTCTTGCCCCTTACGATACGGCAGCCAACATGGGTAGCGTCCTCGGGCAGATTTACGCCAACAACACCAACGCGCCGTCTTTCGAGGCCATGCCGTTCCGGGGTGGCGTTTGGAACGGCACCTCGGGTGCTGGCCTGGCTGCCTTGTACTTGAGCTATCAGCGCTCCGGCGTGAGCAGCAGCATCGGCTTCCGTCCCGCTTTTATAGGATAATCTGCAATCTGACTCTCTGGTTATCTGATGGGTTAGCAGGGGCGGTTTCTGCCCCTGCTGCCCGAAGGGCAAGGCTTTGGAAAACTTAAAAATCAAACAGAAATGCGAAGACATGATCAAGTACGGGTACATCGCCTTGCGGCAGTTCCCGAAGTCAGAAAAATTTTCGCTGGCACAAGATATCAAGAGAACCATGTTCGGATTGCTCGAGCAAATCATCAGGGCAAACCGAAGTAGAGACAAAAGAGAAACGATATATGCAATAGACACCGAGCTTGAAATCCTCCGCACGCAGGTGCGCCTTGCGATGGAACTACAGTTTTTACCATTCGCAAAGTACGAAGTGTGGGGAGGAAATCTTGCCGAACTTGGCAGGATGATCGGTGGATGGGTGAAATCAATAAAGGGGTAAGGCTATCTCTGCCGATCCGGGGTGGCAATTGGAACAACACCTCGAATGCTGGCCTGGCTGCCTTGAACTTGAACAATCAGCGCTCCAACGTGAACAGCAACATCGGCTTCCGTCCCGCTCTCGCCTGTTGCTAGATAAAGCGTTCCCATGGGAGAGCTTTCAGCGCACAGGCAAAAGGAGCCTTACTCCTGTGTCGCAGTGGTGGGCACAAACAATGTTTAGCTGAAAAGTTGCGGTAAGTATCGCAAGAGAACATGGCCGCTTTTCTACTTAGAACCCCGAGGATAGCATGCCCGTAACCCACAACAACATATGGGACCAGATAGTGAACTTCGAGAACATGTACGAAGCATTCCGTGGAGCCTCACGAGCGAAACGCTTCCGTGGTTCGGTCCTGCGTTATGGGCAAAATCTGGAAGAGAACCTTATTAATGCGCTAAACCAGCTGACGTGGAAGCAATGGAAGCCATCAAGATATCGTGAATTCTTCGTTTACGAACCAAAAAAGAGAACAATCCACGCACCACCATTTAAAGACCGGGTAGTCCATCACGCCCTTGTCCAGATCATAGAGCCGCTTTTCGAGCGGACATTCATTCCGGATTCGTTCGCCTGCCGCACCGGCAAAGGAACCCATGCAGCAAAGATGCGCGTCGAATCGTTTGCCGTCGCTGCCGACAAAAAATGGGGCGATTACTATGTGCTGAAAGCAGATATCAAAGGCTACTTCCCCAGTATAGACAGAAACGTGCTCTTCGAGCTGATTAAGAGAACGATATCCGATAAAGATACACTGTGGCTGATAGGGCAGATAATAGACTGCGACGGCGACAAGCGCGGAGTACCAATCGGAGCGTTAACCAGCCAGCTATTCGCCAACATTTATCTGGACGCACTGGACCACTACGTCAAGGACGATCTCGGCGTAAAGATGTACGCCAGATACATGGACGACTTTGTTGTGGTCCACCCAGACAAAGATTACCTCAAGAAGCTGCATGCAGACATTGAAGTCTTCATCACCGAACGCCTGCACCTGACATTCAATCCCAAAACCACAATATTCAAATCCGGCAATGGCACATGCCACCCGATCGACTTCTGCGGATACCGCATGTGGCCGGACTACACCAAACCCCGCATCAGAACAGTGAAGGGTGCCAGGAAACGGTTCAAGAAGTTTGTCGAACTCTATCGCGAAGGATTAATGAATCTGGAGCAGATACGGGTCAGAATTGCAAGCTTTCTTGGATACATGAAGCATTGCGATGGCAAGAGGTCGGTTGAGTCGGTTTTAGATCGTCTCATATTTTCGAGGGGCACAGCCCCAGCACTACTTTAAAAGGAGAACATCATGGAAACAAACAGTAACCCCCTCGACGGACTAAAAGCAGTGCAGGCATCGCGCATCCGGGACGGATTAGCACAAGCACCTCTTAACGGGCATTTAACTGCAGGCGGTTTCAAAATGGACGCTAAGAGAGAAGATATCGACAACCTGTCCCGCCTTCGTGACCGACTGGTCGAAACTGGCACCACCAGCACTACGACAACCATTCGCGACTTCGACAATCAATTCCACACCGTGACTGTGGCAGAACTTTCCGAGATCATCGGCGAACTGGTTGATTTCGGTCTGGGATTATTTGCCCGTAAGTGGGAACTGGAGCAGGCACTTGCAGCAGCAGAAACCGAGGAAGAAGTATTAACAGTAACATGGTGACGCGACCGGCACCATCGGTTAAAAACTACCGCGTACATTGATAATTCGATGGAGTTCACCTATGACACAACCATGCATGCAAGGGGAGCGACTCGTCACCCTGGAAATGATTCTCAAAAACGTATCAGACACCTTGACAGAGCAAAAGCAGCTTGGCGCAAAGACATATGAAGTTCTGGCGGATATATCGGAACAAGGCGCACAGATAAAGTCGCTTACGGCCCGAATGGATGTGACGGAACGAGATGTCCAGGCAGCGTTCAAATCCATACGGCGTATTGATCTGCTGCACGCAAAAGAGTGTGGCGAGGAGACGGTGGAAGCGGAACGTCAAAAGTTTTGGGATGGTGTCAAAATTCAAGTTACGCCGTATGCGATAAGCGGACTCCTGTTTGTTCTCTGGCTCGTGGACAAACTGAATGTATTTCAAACCATATTGAAGTTATGGAAAGAGGCGAAAAGTTAAAAACGCACCAACCTAATACCAACCGGAGGATGAACCATGGAAACAATCAAGAAGATATGGGCAGCTGTAGACGAAAAACACTTTGCGCTGGTATGGCTGCTCGTAACCGTAGCAGCAATATATTTCCTTGCACCAGGGAACGGAGCGGCCATCGTTGAGATCGTGGTCCTCAAGATGATCTACGTGGCAGTGCTGCTGACGGTGGCGGTAGGCCTCCTTTTCTTTCTGCGCGGCACGAAGTTCGACGTTTATCAGGAAATATTTGGAGAGAACAACATCGCGGCGGCAATACTGGTGGCAGCACTTTTGCTCTCGGTCGCAGCAGTCGTGGGAAAATAACATGGACACCAAACGAATTATCTCAATCATCTTTGCTGCAGCAGTGGTGGTAATTGCTTTGATCGGTGCATTTGTCCCAGAGGCCAGAGTGTATTCGAGCGAAGTCGTCAAACTCTTTTTGGGTGCAATACCGGGACTGGCGCTATGAGTTGCTACGATAATAAATTCCGGAACGCCCCACACGGCGACCTGACGTTTTTGTTCCTGATCGTGTTGACGGTTATTTTCTGCACGCAAGCTCACGGAGCAACCCTTCAGGAGCGAGTGGTCGAGAATAGTGCAAAATATCTGCACGTCAGAGAGCGCCACAACGATAATCGGTCACCAGAGATAGATACCTGGCTCAAATACCTCGGGCTACCAATGGGGCAACCGTACTGCGCAGCGTTCTACGTGTACAACTACCACGAGCAAGGGCATAACCTGCCAAGAATCGGCAGGTGTTCGCTGTTGTGGCAAACATGCAGAGCAAGAGAGCTGACGTACAAGACATTTGACGCGGAAGCCGTCTCGATGGGCATCGAGAAGATCCGACCAGCAGATGGAATAATTTGGAGGCATGGCCGTGGAACAACCTCGAACTTCAATGGGCATGCCGGTATTGCTCTTGCTCAGACCGGACGCACTACTTTCCGCAGCAGAGAAGGAAACACTCAACCAGGCAGCACTGGCAACCAGCGCGAGGGTGGCGGCGTATTTGACAGAAACAGAAGGCTCGACATTGGTTCGGCATTTGAAGTCGTAGGATTTATAAGGGTTAGGTGAGAAATGCCACTGATAGTATCACCGACAGGAGACAATTGTCCGGAATGCAAAGGGCCGATGGCATCCAATGGACACAAAACGTGGTGCAGTAAATGCGGATATGGCCTGATCCCAGGAGTAACAAAATGACATATATAAGAGAAATAATAATTGCAGCACTGATATTGGCGCTCTGCCTCGCCACCTACCAATGCGACCGCAACAAAGGAAAGCTCCGGGCAATCGACGCCGAAGGTGTTCGTCAGCAGCAGATCAGCTCAGCCCAGGCAGGGCGTGGTGCAGTCAAGGAGCGCGAAACAAACCTGTACCCAGGCATAGACAGGGGCATCTCCGATATAAAGGCCCAGAGAGCAAAAATCAAAGCCGAGGAACGGAAACCAACTCCCGGCAGAAAGGAAGTAGCAGATGAAGTCCAAAACAAGACTCAGGGTGATGTCCACGCTCTTGCTCGCCTGTTTGTGCTTGCAGGCTATTCCTGCTCAGTGCGCTGAGATATTCTTCAACTACACCACAGCCAACCGATTATATGTGGACCTGGCCTTCGCGAAGAAGGAGTCCGCAGATAAGATCAAGCGATTGACTCTATGCGATAAAGACCGGTCGTTGCTCGAAAATCAGGTCACACTACTGGATAAGAAAGCGACAGGACTGCAGGCGGATAAAGAAACGTACCGGACAGAATCAGACCGGTTTCAAGCTCTCTACGTCACCGCAGACAAAGCGAGAGTCGAAGCGGTAAACAAAGCACCTTCCCGGCTTCGCTGGTTCGCGGCAGGATTTGTGGCGGCACTGGTGACCGGAATAGCCGCAGCGTTCACAGCAAAATAACTCATCCAGCAACACTCCATAGAAAAAGGCCAGGGCAAACACCCTGGCCTCTAACCTACGCAAGTCAACTAAAATTTTGTGGCAAATCTGCCACAAATCCAAGATAGTTTTTTACTGAATAACGACACCTCCCGGAGCCAAAACAATACGAGCATCCGCCATATCAACAAGGTCCTGTGTCTGGGTAATGAAAAACTCATGGCGGTGAGTGCCAACGCGCAACGCCTCCCGCTTTACCCGCATGAATTCAAGCTTGCGAGCTTCATCAAGAGCTCCGTCTTTTTCATCACTGTAGAGCGTCCCGTACACTCGGTCAGAGCGGTGAATGTTGTAAAGACAAATCCCTCGGGTGATCGCGTCCTCGAGAACAGTGACCTGCCCTCCGGAACACTCCGTGATTGATTTCTCGTCGCCGGCATCAGCATCGAAGATTATGATGTCGAAGGTCTCCTTCATGTCGCCATTTACTTTTGCAGCCTGAGTATCCAAACGGACCGTGAAGCGTGAGCCGTAACAAGCCCGTAGCAGGTCGTTAACAATGGAGGCAATAGAAGGAGCCGCATCGTCGAGCTCAAGAGCCACAATGCCGTCATTTGAACACGCCTTCATCAGCAGAGTGAACTTCGCAATTTCAGCAGCAAGCTTCCCCTCTTTCTCTTTTAGCAGGATCAGCTCGCCGCACTTGGCCTGCGCTGCCTCCATCTTTGTGCGCAGCGAAGCAATTTCGATATCGGCATCGTGGATCCGCTTTTCTAAACTGGTAACAGCAGCCAGGGAGATACCCTCTCGAATAGACAGCTCCCGCAACTGGCCGGCCAAATCTCCAAAGACCGGAAACGCTTCGATATCCCGGCGCAATTCCGTGATGCGGTCGCTTATCCGAATGCGAGCCAAATCCCACTCGGACTCGGCCAACCACTTGTCTCCGCCCAAGGCTTTCAGGTCGTCATCGGCACGCTTGTCCAGGCCAGCCATGGCGTCACACCAAGCAGCAACGCTGGCGTCAGCCTGTTTGTCCAAATCGGCCAGATCTTTATTCCAGACAACAAGATTGGCTTCGGCCTGGTCCAGCTCCGGGAGCAGACGAGTAAACTTCTGGCACTCTTTTAACGCATCCTCTGCGGAGACCAATGTACGGTCGCAATCTCCAACGGCATTATCCGATTCAGACAACAAGCCCTGCATTTTTAAGATATCCGCCTGCAGCGTGTCCCGATGAGCAATTGATTCCGGTAACGAGTCACGCCCAGCAACAGCATCCGCTATGAACCGGCAACTCGGATTCAGCCAGCCCGAGGCGTCACCATGACAATCCAGGCCGTCAAGCTTCGCCACCGCCTGCTCAAGCGCTTTGATTTCGGCGTTCAGGCCAGACAATTCCGCACCCCATTTAGACAGGTGACCGCGTCGCTCATCCCGCTCCTTGGTGAGCCGAGCAAGGCTTGACTTCTCCCGGTCTATACCTTCCAAAAGCCCGGACTCTTTCGCCACAGCATTACGAATACCGGCGCCACCAGAAATAATTTTTTCTGCACGGGCAATACGTTCCTGAAGACCTGCCTTTGAATTGTCGCGAGACTTGATGGCGTTATCAATATTATCTTGCAGCCCAACCTTGGCCCGGTCACGGGAGAGTACGGCATCGGCGATCCGTCTGTCGATGTCGGCGATCGCCTTGACAGCGGCAGCACCTCCATCAACAAGGCGCTTCTCTTCGTCGGATAGCTGAGACTTAAGCATTTCCAGGCGGACCGCCTCCGATTCCTGCGCGGCCTGCTGCTCCCGGACTTTTATGATTTCCGTCCGCACTCCGTCAAGATCGCCTTGGGCACCATCCAGCCCGAGCTGGTCGGTGGTCTTGTTTATGGTGACACGCGAAATCTCCAATTCAAGCCCCGTAGCGGCCTCCGACTCGGCAGCCAAGCCAACCATGCGGTCACGAGCCAGAATCAGCCCAGCGGACAAGCCAGAGACGACGGTGCGGCATTTCTCTGACTGCTCACGGATATGGTCAATATTCAAAAGTTCGGAGATGATCTGCATGATGTCGCCACGAGTATAATCCGAGAGGTTCTTGGCGCCCTGGCAACGGAACACGGAAGTAAAGAACAGCGACGGGGATCCGCAGACCTTCTCCACCGCTTCGTCATAGGTTTTGACTTTGCCGTCATTCAGTGGCGTCCAGACCGGAACTGTGGCGCAGACAGAAGACGCCTGATAAAGATACGCTTCCTGTTTGCGCCGCTCGGCATCAATCAGGATCAGGGCACGGTACGCGACACCCCCCATCTCGAACACCAGTTCCTTGCACGCATCGGATCCAGAGCACTGGTCATAATACGAAAAGGCGCCAGGCGACCAGTCCTTGGCTTTGCGAATCTTGTACGGCTGGATCCGGTATGGATGCAGATTGTCGAGCAGTGTCGTTTTACCCGCACCGTTGGGACCGCAAACAGCAACCAAGCCATCAGGCAGAACTGACAGATCGAGAAATACTTCGTCAACACCAATGCCAGCACTAAAACCTCTGAAACCCCTCAGTCGAATTGATCTGAGAATCATAAAACCTCCATGTGTATAAGTAATGTTCTGGGGATTATTTCACCACCGCAGTGCGGGTATTTCATGTTGTCAGAATACCTTTATGAATTCGCTATATGCCGAAACGGTGCCGGTTACATCGAATTCAATCTGGCTCATGCCGTAAACGTCTTCACCAGTTGCAACATCTATATCTATTAACTCGCGCAAAACAGGAGCGATCAGCCAGCAATTATTGGGTGTTATTCCTCTTGCAAACAGTCTGTAATATTTGCCTTCAGATTTATAAAGGTTGCGATTTACTCTCTCGATGTCGTTAATTGAAGTTGCCATTTGCCGCCCCCTGTTTCGGTTTTAACCCTCATACACAAGAAGCACGCTGGGCAGAATGATGGTTATGCCTTACGAGCATTTTGCAGATAATTCGCATGGCTCCTGTATGTCGATGCCATGTTTTCATAAAAAGTTTGCAGAGAGCGAAACGCCCTCGCAAGCGTACCGTCCTCAGATGTAGACAACCAAGGCGCTCTTTTTCCGAAACCGGCGCTACTTACTTCATATCGAGCAGCTCCGTCCCGTTCTCGCCTCACGACCCGAAGAGTTGACAGCCGGTTGAATCCGCTTGACTGTATCCCTGTGGCCTCCAGATAGATTTCAGGATTGCTTGACTTGTGGACTGTCCACTCATAACCAGGCATTATCTTTACCAGTTCTTTTCTAAATTCTGATGGGTTCATCAAAACCTCCTGTTACTTCTACCTTCATTCCACAGAAGCCTGTGCCGCAAAATGATCACCAAGCCCGAAGTATCAGAATAAGAAGCAAACCTGCAGCAACATCGCCACCGCCAATGCATGCAATCACCACGTAAGCAATAACCAAATATTTCATGCGAACAACTCCTGCTGCATCGGTCCGCGAAACAGATCAAGCTGCCGCCAATCGAATTCAACCATGCGCTTCCTCCGCCTGGACTTCCTGAGGCGCAACTTGCGGAAACAGACAGCACCATAACCACGAGCCATGCTGACGGGATCCTTTAAACGACGACCGCAGCGCAAACAGCGTTCAGACATACGCTACACCGCCCCCAAAGATTCAAACAACCCAGACTGAGCGGCAGCATCCCATTTGTTTTTCTCTGCTACAGCAACCCGTTTCTGCTTGGCGACATCCTTTATCTCCTGTGACCAGACATCGGTGCGAACAAGAAAGTCGGTGTCAGGATCCAAGATGTAATGAACGCCGTTGATGATGCACCCGGACGAGAACCGGACAACCGAGAGTTGGCTATTGCGCCAGCGATCAGGAGGGATACGTTCAACAACAGAAGGATCAAAGCTCATATTGCCATACCTGCCAGTGAGGCAATAGCCCGGCGCAACGTATCCGTAAACGGCTCATTATCCTCAGACGCAGCCAGCGTAAAACTCCAGCCGGTATTATTTTCGTAACCGTAATCCATGACAAATTTAAATCCACGGGAAGACACGGCAACGGAGACCCCGCCAACCCCTCCTGCATACAGTTACAAAAAACTCAAGTACGTTGTGCTGCATCAATAAACACGCCACGAGCACTGAGTTTCCTCAATGCGTCGACGCAATCGCTTCCCCAGGCAAAGAGCACAGTACCAGCTCCGCAGCGGCTTTTTTTATGAGCATTCTCGCGTCCAGGAACAAATTCAATCCGGCCAGAAATAAACAACATCGCCTGCGCCGATCGCATAGCGTCTTGACACCAGCTTGCATCCGTCCGGCTGAACACCAACGCTATTCCATTTCCGTGCTGCGACATCCGACGAACCCACGTCCCTGTATCAGGACCATACGGAGGGTTTAACCATATACGACCGAACCACGGCTTCTTTAGGCCATTGTCAAACAAGGTATACTTGGTCCCAGCCGGCACCATTGTTTCCATATCATGAGGACTGGCCGGGTCAAGATCAAACGTAAGGCCAAGAGCACTGAACACCCATGACGGCGTGTACCACTCAACGCTCTTATGTTTCGCCCTCTCTATGCTTTCCCCGAACATACCGCTCATTTCATCCCCAATTGCACAAGCACAATCAATTATCTTTTGCCTGCATGTAATCGGAATATTCCCGGACCATCCTGACCGCATCACAGAGAACTCCTACCAATGCCGTGTCACCATTCAGACCTTCCACTTCGCGCTTAATATAGAACTGACAGCGCCGTTCAAACTCCGAATTTGAGCACGGAAGCCTCCGCCCCGCAACGCCTGGAAGATCGTCTGCAGTTACACCATGAACAGCAGTTGCGGAAGCCTGCAGCGCTTGGATTGCACCCATTACTTTCCAGCACGCACCTATGCCTTCAACGGGAGTTGACGGCTTCGCGACCCCCAAAGCCTCTGCGACATCGTCAAGGTAACCGCTCATGGCCTTGATGGTTTCAAGTCGGGCATCTGCGAGTTTTTGCAATCGCTCCAACTCAGCGGCAACTTCAAGAAAAAATTGCCCATGCACTCCATTTCGATAGCTCTTTAATTGGTTTATCATGCTTGTAAATCCTCCCATTAATTTAACAACCTACCCGGACAACCCCGCTTGACCGCCCTGATTCACAAAGAACCGGTCACACGCAGCCTGGACACCAGCAATGCGGGATTGCGCCACTGGCACAACAGGATCGGACGCCAGAGGCGGATCAGCAGCCACCTGTGCCTACACCAACAGTTCCTCAGCGGTGATGCCTTCGATGACACTGGCGAGAGCAAGGACGCTATCGGGAATAGACTCACCAACAACGGCTCCCCAGCGCAGCACCTTCTCCGGCAACGAATCCACGCGAGAGATACCCTCCGACCGCGAACGCTGCTTCGGAATAATAGATATCTCAAGCTTGACCTTGTTCGCGCCGGCCAACAAGAATATCTGCTCGAGACGATCACGATCTACATCGGCACGGCATTCCTCAGGGAGCTGCAACCGGAAACGGACATCGGCACCACGGCAGCCTGCCGCAAGGGTGTTCGCCCGAGCATAGACGTCCTGCGCATCAGTGTACTCTGGAACCTCACCAAAACAGAAGCGCCTGGCCGGCGTCTGCTCGAACCGAACGTCAACACACTCGGCATCCGAGAACTCGGCAATCACAAAACCTTTGTCCTCTGCCTCGCCGAAATTCAAACGACCAGGGGATCCACAGTACACGACGTTACCAGGGAAGACCTGATGCTTATGGACGTGGCCGAGAGCGGTATAGGTCGCCTTGGCTGCATGGAGATCATTAAGACCGAACTCCAGGTCTTCGCCAATTGCGGTCTGGCCAGAAGAAAAGCAGGCGCCGGTCAGCATGCCGTGCGTCACAAGGATGGTCGGAATATCATGAGCCGTGAATTGGTCGTTTACTATGCCGAAACCGGCGAAGAGATCATGAACCGCTTCCTTGAAAGCCATGTTTCCAGAGCGGATAGAGCTATCATCAGCAGCCATCAAATATGACTTGTCCAGAGACGGAACCAGAGTGAAGGAGGCGACCGTCTCAACCCACGGATGATCGATGTCCTCGACGAACTTCCTGTCGGTAGTAAGGGAAATCTGCTTTATGTCGCAAGCAACGAGGATAGGGAACTTGGCGCGAAGATGGGAGAAGATAGCAGGAGACTCCCTGTCGTGACTCTTGGTGCCCCGGATGATGATCACAGGAGCGATATCGGCGGCACGCTCCACGAAGGAGATGGCGGCACGAGCGCACTCAGAATCAAGGCGGATCCTGCCGTCGTACTCGTCCACCGAATCGCCGGCCAGGATGATCACATCGGGACGTTCGATCGCGGCACGCTCAAGCAGAAAATCTGTGGTACGAACAACCTCGACCAGCTTGTCCGTGTTGATGCTGAAATGAAGATCAGCTGTGTGAAGAACTTTGCACATTTCAAACCTCCCCGTGTTTCATGGTGGACTCAAGAAAGCCACGTACAGCCTTCGCAGCTGCATGAGGATCATTAGGATCAATTTTAAACGTCGCGATAGGCTGCGGACCATCCGGGAACTGCCTTTTATATTCTTTGTCGGCCTCTTCCGGGCACGAGACACAGCCAATGCCCCGGCATTTTGGGCAGTCGCGGTAAATGCCATTTTCATAACGAGGCTGATTTGGCTGAGTAAAGCTGACCGGCTCTATTTTGTGCCCCAAATGATCCGGTTGGCTGTTGATTGCATCCAGCACAAGTCCGGCAAACCGTGCGCCAGATTCGGATAGAGGATTTTTATTTAGCCGCCGTTCCGCTTCTTTCGCTTCCGCCTTCATCTTCTCGCCAGGACAAGCGAGGCATCCTTTGCCCTGACAAAATTTACAGCCACTGTAACCAGACATAAAACCTCCTAAACGATATCATTAAGTGCCGGTCTTTCCCGGCTGTCACGCCACCCACTGTTCGACCTGTATTTGCATCTGCCACCCCGAGGGCTTGGCCAATCAGCAGAAGTTCCCCAACTATTGGGCTCACCAGTTCAGGGAGGGCAGCGACCCACCCATCAGTTCCTTAAAACGGATCCGCCTCGTCCGGAGGCACAGTCCCGGCAATCTCCCGAACCATCCCGACAAAGCTTTCCGCATCCTCTTTCAGCGCAGCGCGGACGATCTTGTACAAATCTGTCATTTCGGCTTTGCTCATGTCCTCGAAAACCTGACCGAGCCCCTGACTGGCGGAATAAATCTCCACCTCCTCCAGTGTAAGGCCGTGCGGTGAAATGAGATCAGAGAGGGCTTTTGCTGCTGCAGCATGATCATAATCAGGCTTTACATCGGCGCCGGTACTAGCAGCCCCAGCAAGAGGCTCCGGGTCTGACACCTCAACAGGCGCATCAGAAACAGGTTGGCACACAGCCGGAGACATGACGCCAGGCTGACGACCAGTGAGCAGTGAGAGAGCAGATACGGAACGAGCAGCAACAGCCTGCGGCTCGGCATATCGGGCAAGCTCCATCATGTCAACGGAGAGCTCAAGAGTCACAATCCACTGCTTCGTGGTCTTGCCTTCGACCTTCATGGTCTGCACGACCTTCACCAGTTCAAAAAACGGCTCACCGTGGAACAGACCATCAAAACGCCCCATAACCTTCCTGACCTCGTTTATTACGGCCATAGCATCAGAGAGCCCATACCAGGACTTGGTGTTAACCAGCACACCACCGACAGAGCGGACGCCAGGTATCTGAATGTGGTACGCACCAGTCAAAGACACTTTCAGACCGCAAGCCTTGGTGGCATCGTCTTCGTTTTCCGAATTCAAAACTTTCCAGTCCTCGGGCTTCGCGGCTTTTATTTCACGCGGCAGATACCGGAATTTAAGCTTGTCGCCATCGTAGAACGAAACGCAGCGCAGGTTCCCGCCACCATCGAATGCAGTAAAAGCGTGAGGAATGGCACGGTGTCGCTCCGACATCAAAAACCAGACTGGTATCCGCCGGACTTTTCCGTCAGGATCAGCATATTTTGAGCGAATCAACTCGGCATCCGAAGCGCGGGAAAAGTCCTCGTCGCGAATAACGAAATAATCACAGTTGGAAGGGCGGAGGCATGACTTGCGAGTGGACCCCTTGGCCTCAAGCTTCAACAGTTCCGCATCGATTGCGTCAAAACCGATGTTGTCGGCCAGCATCTTCTCATACAGTGCTTTCTGGGCAGCAGAACAAGTCCCTACCGGAGCCTTGATACCAGGGCGGATTTTACCAGCAGGGCGGATGCGATCACGATTTCCGAGAATCATACGGATATCCCGGTCGTCACCGTTTTCAATCAAATCGGTCATGGAATACCGACCGTCAGCTTCTACAACATCATCAACAAGCTCTTCCGACATAAATCCCCCCTTAGTAAAAAGTCATGCGACGATGAACTTCACGAACTGCGTCAACATCCTCGATGCAGTAATCAGCAACTTCACGGAAACGGCCAGCCTGCACATAAGGCCACACCTGCCAACCATCAATGCCACCGGTCTTGACCGGAATGCCAAGCGCATCGCAAAGCTTTGACAGTTTGACGCGGTTGCCCCAACCAGCCCAGGCCAACATCGTGTCGTAAGTGCCGTCGCCGTTGTAGCGAGAATCCTGACGCAGCGGATATGGAGGCTTTACGCCGTTTATCACAGCTCTCTGAAAAAGGAACCGGAGGTCGAACTGCAGGACATTGTGCCCGACATAGGTGGGATGCGATTTTGTGCGAACGGCATTCTCAGTGACGGCGCAGAAAAACTCGGTAAGAATAACATCTTCCGAAACCTCCAGCGAAGACCGCCAGCAGATGTTGGCCGGCTCGTCTTCAAAGGCATAACCGATGCAGACAACCTCGCCCAAAGCACCATCAAAGGAGGTTTTCAGATAAGCCTCCATGGCTTTATCTGCGGCGTTTTCCTGCATCCACTTTGCGATGGATTCGGGCTTGGTGATGTTTCCGGGAGGCTCAACTACGGCACGGAATTCATCCAGCATGCCGGGTTTTTGAGAGGGGATAGTTTCGATGTCCAAAAAACACAAACTCATTACAAGCTCCTTTCGATACGTGTTTTAGTGTCACGGCAAATCCAGCAGTTATTGGTCAGATCCCAGAGATAGCAGTATTGGGCATCGCAATCTTGCTCGGCGGCATACAGTTCATCCGTATCCGCAACTACGATAGCGCTGTTGTCTTCCATGGGCTCACTACGATCACGACAATAAAAAACACTGGTAGCCAAATCAGGCTCGAGACCTGAGAGATTTCCCAAATCTAGGATAGCGCAGGCAGATTCAAACGAATTGTAGTGGTCATGAAGGATGGCTCCGAGTCCAGACGGGTACCCGTCGTGGTGGCAGTAGACGTAATTAATGCCATCGTCTTTCGGTACAGCGATAAGTGCGCGTGTTGACATATTAAAAAACCTCCAAAAAGAATTGGCTACACCTTCACAAAGCCAAATAAACAGAATGATGATCGCTATGCTTTTTTCCTTAACGCCTCAACTTCGACCATGTTTGCCCGTACCAGCACCTCAGACATGGGAGGACAAACCGAATTCCCGCAACGCGCAACCTGTTCCGTTTTTGTGATTGATTTACCGTGAGAGTCCCGGTCGATTATGTAATTCTCCGGGAAGCCCTGGGCACGGAATAACTCGCGAGGTGCCAGCATCCTCATTCCGATATCCACGATCTGATATTCCTCGCCACGGACAGTTACCAAGCCAAAACGGTCACGAGTGGTGATGGTGTGAAGCGGGTCGCCCATTTTAGGGTCTTGATCGCTACCATAATATTTCAGGAGGAAAGTGCGCACCTCGCCAACATGAGTCCCGGAGGCGGTACAGGTGGGCATCGGAGAGGTCACTCGCTGGCCGTCCCTACAAGTTCCGCGTAGCTTAACCAGGTGCGACGCGATCAATCCGGTCTTTCCAAGACCACCCGAGGTGATAGTGCCTACCGGTGCTAAGGGAGACGAGCCGACACTCTGGCCAAATTGGCGGATGAGAGAGGCTGTTACGACTGAATGGTGATCGGCGGTCGTTACTGTGCCAGCTGGTTGTTCCACCCCATGCCCCACCACGCCACCGTAGTGCTTGGCGAGGAAAGCGGAGCAGAGAGCGAAGTGGCCACCCCTGGGCCAGGCTGTTATTGTTCGCAATGGGTCGTCAGCTGGATGCGCAGTGTTGCTGCCGTTGTAGTTGGCGATTGGAATAATGGAGGGAACAATTAGAGCATGCCTATTTTCCGTCGTCTGAGTTTTTAACGGCTCGTCCAACGGCTGCCCACGAAAGTCTGGTCCTTTCGAGCCATAGTAGGTCACAATGTACGGATCTGGATTATTCACCACGTAGCGCATGATCCCCTTGGCAATCCGCCGCAACGTGGCATCTGCTAACGGTTTTTTGCGTTCAAAAATGGATGGCGCCGGGATGCTCCAGTCGATACATTCGGCGGCAGTACGCCATGGCGAAAGCTGCCCACTCTTCACCGGTTCACCCTTCGGATCACCGTGAGTTGGTTCCGGCCAGACGATTGATTGCCCGTCACAACGAGCAATCAGAAACAACCGTTTTCGGATCGTTGGCGCCCCATAATCACAGGCACGGAGTTCCTTGTGCTCAACCTCGTAACCTTGCCGGCGTAAAGCATTCACAAAAGACTGAAACGTGCGCCCCTTGTTTTTTGGGCACGGGTAGCAGTCGCCATTAGGATCGGTAACCAGCGGACC